CGTCAGCCCCGCGCCGTGGCCGCCCGCTGGTATTGACTGGTACTACTCGGATAACGCCGTCGCCATAGCACACGGCGACTGTCGCGGCGTGCTGCCGACGCTGGGGCCAGTGGATACGATCATCACTGACCCGCCGTATGGCCTCGGCTTTATGGGCAACAGCTGGGACCACGGAGTGCCCGGCATCCCTTACTGGATCGAGGCGCTACGCGTCGCCCGCCCCGGAGCCTTCCTGCTGGCCTTCGGGGGTACGCGCACCTTCCATAGACTGGCTGTGGCCATAGAGGATGCGGGCTGGGAGCTTCGCGATACCCTGATGTGGATGCACGGCACCGGGTTTCCGAAGTCGCTGGACGTGGGGAAGGCCATCGACAAGGCGGCAGGTGTCCCGCGCGAGATGGTCGGGTATGACTCAGATCGCGCAAGACCTAACCGGCGTTATGAAGGAGGTGCAATCAGCAATATTGGCGGCTCAGGGAAGGCAAGTGATCGCACTGATAACGGTGCAACGATCACAGCGCCCGCGACCGATGCCGCCGTGCTCTGGGACGGCTGGGGGACGGCGCTGAAGCCCGCGTGGGAGCCCATCATCCTGGCGATGAAGCCGCTCGACGGGACGTTCGTCCAGAACGCGGCGGCGCATGGCGTGGCGGGGCTACACATCGACGGCGCACGGATCGGAACCGCAGACGGTCACGGTGGGGGTTCCGGTGGCGGCGCGTCTTGGTACGGCGCTACGGGTTATGAATACGGGGCTGGTTTCGTAACCTCCCCCGCCGGTCGCTGGCCCGCGAACGTGGCGTTGACGCACTCCCCCGACTGCCGCGAGGTCGGATCACGGAGAGTGCAGGGCAGCAACTTCAAAGGCTCCGAATCGGGTCGCCAGAATGCTGTATACGGGGATGACCATCGTCCACGTCGGGGCATCGGCTACGCGGATGCCGATGGCACCGAGGTGGTCGCGACCTTCGCCTGCGTCCCGGGATGCCCGGTGCGACTGCTCGATGACCAGTCGGGAAACTTGCAGCCTGATCGGCATAAGAACGGACAGCAATACGGACTCGGGGGTCACTTCGGTGTAGCGGGTTCATCGGTTCCGAAGGGTCGGGGACAATGGACTCCCCACCCGGGAACCGGCGGTGCGAGCCGGTTCTACTACACGGCGAAGGCATCGCGTGCCGAGCGAGAAGCGGGACTCCGCGGGCACATCCCTTGCCTGGAAGAGACGTGTGAGGGGCTCGCGACCGAGGTGCACGAACTCCCCGATGGACGGACAGCAAAGTGCCGCCGCAACGGGCACCCGACCGTCAAGCCTCTGGCACTCATGGAGTGGCTCTGTCGTCTGACCGCGACTCCCACGGGAGGGCTGGTCCTCGATCCGTTCATGGGCTCGGGAACGACACTGGTTGCTGCTCGTAATCTCGGCAGGAAGGCGATAGGGATTGAGATCAGCGAAGAGTACTGTGAGCTCGCGGCGCAGCGGATGGCGCAGACGGTGATGGTCCTGTGATGCGCCGGCCGTCCCGCAGAGTGGTAGCCAACGCGGTGGAGATCGGCGGCGTGCTTGCGTTGGCGGCCTTCGCTAGCGCCATCTGGCCACCGGCGGGGCTGGCCGTGATCGGCGTATACGCGGTCGTGGTGGCGCAAGTGCTCGGAGGGACACGGTGACACTCTTGCGGAAGGCAATCTCGATGCTCCGGGCGAAGGCGTATACGGAGCCTCTGCCCGCAGCTCCGGCTTCATTCGGCACCGGACTGCTGACCGGCGCGGGCGCGGCCTCTCGCTCCTCGACGCTCGGAAAGATGGGCGACTCGGCCTGGCTTTTCGCCATCATCGACCGGATCGCCTCATCGGTAGCCGCGGCTGAGTGGCAGCTATGGCGGGGGCCGGAGTCCGATGCCCGGAAGGTTCTCGATCATCCGTTGCTGAGGCTGTGGGATCAGCCGAGCACGCGTATCCCGCGCATGCAGATGCTAGAGCAGGCCGGACAGCACTTCGAACTTGTCGGCGAACAGTGGTGGGCGATCCTGCGCGACGGGCGCGGCGTGCCGGTGGAACTCCAGTTGCTCCGCCCCGACCGGATGCATCCCGCGGCGGGAGCAGACGGGGAGCCCGCGTGGGAGTACCGGATCGGCAACGACCGCTATCCGTTGGAGGTGAGCGATGTGATGCCGGTGATCCGGCCCCATCCGACCGAGCCGCGGCGGGGTATCGGGGTCGTGCAGTCGCTGCTCGTGGAACTGGGGGCCGACAAGGCGGCGGCAGAGTTTACGGCGGCGTTCTTCCAGAACAGCGCGGAGCCGGGGGGAATCGTAACGGTTCCGCACGAGGTCGATGATGAAGAGTTCCGGCGCTTCGCGGACCGCTGGCGTCTCGGCCACCAGGGGGCGTCTAACGCGCGCCGTGTGGCGTTCCTCGACAACGGCTATGCGTGGAGCGCGCAGAACGTTTCGCACAAGGACATGGAGTACGCGGCGCTCCGGCGGCTAACGCGGGACTTCGTGCTCGGCGCGTTCGGGATGCCGCCCAGTGCCATCGGCGTTGTCGAGAATGTAAACCTGGCCAACGCGGCGGCGGGGATGGAACTCTTCGCCCGGTGGATCGTGCTGCCGCGGCTGCGCCGGATACGGGCTGCTCTCAATATGTTCGTCGCCTCGCAGTTCCCGGGCGACCTGCGTTTCGACTTCGTGAACCCGGTTCCCGACAACCGGGAGCTTGACCTGGCGGAAGCCGTGCAGGGCTACGAGGCTGGGTTCATGACGCGCAACGAGGCCCGTGCGCGGGTGGAACTGGAGGCTGTGCCGGACGGGGATGACTTCATTTCGCTGCCCGTCGCCGCGTCAACCCTGCGTGTGCAGCAGCGGCGGGTCCGGGTGCTGCGCCAGCCGTTAGACCCGGCGGGGTTGCTGCCCGACTCGGTACGCAGTGCGGAGATAGCGGCGCGGCAGGCCTGGGCATCCCGGCTTGCGGTGGAAGCGGAGGCTATCGGGGAGTATCTGGCGCAGTTCTACGGCGAGCACGAGCGGCGCGTGCGGGCGCCGGGGCCGAGCGACGTAGGCCGGTACGACTGGGGCTGGCAGGCGCGCTACGGGGAAGCGGTCGAGGCGGAGCTGGCGGCGCTGTTCGAGGCGACGCTGGTCGCGGAGGCGGCGGACCTGCCCTTGCCTGAGCTACAGCGCAGGGCGGCGGAATACGCCCGGCTTCGTGGCGGTGAGCTCTTGTCGCTGGACGGTGAGCCGTCCATTGTGCGGGACACGCGGACGCGGGGTGGCGAGCTTGTGGCGCAGGCGGTTGAGAGCGGGGATAGCCTGCGGGGGCTTCAGAAGCGGTTGCGTGAGGGCTTCGCTTTCAGCCCCAGCCGGGCTGAGTCGGTGGCCCGCACGGAGTCGGCTACCGCACTTGGACAAGGACGGAAGCAGATCGCGGTGCTCCGGGGCAATGAGGAGAAGGCATGGTTCACGCAGGGAGCGGCGGACCCGCGTGTGGACCAGGTGTGCTTGGATAACGAAGCCGCGGGTTGGATACCCGTTGATGACCTGTTTCCGTCGGGGCACGACACTGTTCCGGCACATTCCAGGTGTCAATGCGTCTGCCAGTACCGGAACGCGCCAGTAGCGGACCTATCGGGCGACGAAAGGCTGGCAGTGGGCGCGGGGCGGGTAATCCGTTGCCCGGAGTGCAACCGGCGGCAGGGTGTGAACGGGCTGCGCGGTCGGGCCGAGTTGCTGTGCGTGCGGTGCCGTCACGAGTGGTCGGTGATGGCGTAGGCGCGGACTGCGCCTTCAGGCTTGACGGGTGGTGGAGTAGTCACTAGACTCCGCGCTAGACATACTGACGCCGTAGTGGCCTGAGAGCCCTGGCGTCCGCATCCGAGAGGCCGCCCCGCGGCGGGGCAACAGAGCCCGTCTTTCACGTTCACCGGAGCGTGAGGCGGGTTCTTTTCGTTCCCGGAAGAGAGCGGCCCATGAAGCGCAACAAGCTCGTACCGGCGCGTGAGGTCAAGGTGCTGGACGCGCAGTCCGGCACGGTCGAAGCCGTCGTTTCAACGGAAAGCCGTGATCGCGACGGCGATGTCATCCGACAGTCCGGCTGGCAGCTTGACGACTTCAACCGCCATCCCGTGCTCCTATCCTCTCACAACTACGGGAGCCTCCAGTCGCAGATCGGCACCTGGACCAGCATGGCGATCCGCGGAAAGCGGCTCGTGGGCAAGGCCCAGTATTTCATCGGCGACGGCAATGCTGAGGCGGACTGGGCCTGGAAACTCATTCAGCGCGGGGTAGGAGCGTTCTCGGTCGGATTCATCCCCGACATGGCGCTTGCCGAGGAACTGGACGGCAACGGCATGGTTCCCAGTTACGAGTTCAACGGCCAGACGCTGCTGGAAGTCTCACAGGTCACGATTCCGAGCAACCCGGACGCGCTCCAGCGGATGAAGGCGCTGGGGGTTGCGCTGGACCCGGCAGTTGCCCGGATGGTCGACGAGGCCCTGCGGGAGATGCCGGAGCCGTTCGACGTGGAGTCCGCGGCCGCGATCATCCTGGAGCGCGTGAAGGCTGCGCTTGCCGAGTTCCGGGCGGACATCGAGGGCAAGGTGGGGGCCGCCGAAGAGCGCGCTATCGAGGCCGCGTTGGACCGCGTTGCCGATCTACTTATCCGAGGGGCCATCCCCTCCCACACGACGCCGAAGGCCGACGAAGACGCCGAGTGGGATGCTGGCGCGGAACTCCGAGAAGCGGAGGGCCGGGCAGAACTCCGGCGGATGCACGCCTGGGTTGATGGCGGCGCCGACCCGGAGACGAAGGCGGCGTACAAGCTGCCGCATCACACCGCCGAGGGCCAGGTCGTCTGGCGCGGCGTGGCGGCGGCGATGTCGGCCTTTATGGGCGGGCGCGGCGGCGTGGACATCCCCGAGGCCGACCGGCGGGGCGTGTACGCGCACCTGGTGAGGCACTACGAACAGTTTGATCGGGAACCGCCGGACTTTGAGTCGGCTTCTACCGAGGCGGCGGATAAAGCCGCGCAGGACGACGAGTACAAGGCGACGCTCCGGCGCGCCTTCGAGTGGAGGGACTGATGGTCACCACGGCTAACAGGGCTGTGCCGGAAACACCGGAGCAGCTGGAAGAGGAACTCCTGGACGACGACCGCCGCGCCGACATCTTCGGCAACGGTGAGAAGTCGGTGGACTTTATGCGCCGGTACGCGGATGCGTACTCCAAGCGCGACAAGGGCGAGACGGGCGGCCAGCTCAAGGACCAGATGGCGACCGTCCTCAAGGAGTTCTACGAGAGCAACGACGCGCCGATGCCGGATCAGGTCAAGCGGCTGCCCGAAACCGTAGGACAGGCTGAGGCTGGCGATCACCACGCGATCTACAAGCGACTCGGCATGTCCGACCACGAACGCCGGCAGATCGCCGGGACCGGGCGCGGGCCGGGGATGGACGCCGGAGAGTTCAGGAGCTTCGGGGAGTTCCTCGTACAGGTCGCCGAGAAGGGCGGCGTGCTGAAGGCGCTGAATGAGTCCAGCGGCGATCAGGGCGGGTTCCTCGTTCCCGAAGAGTTCCGGGCCGAGTTGCTCCGGCTGGCGCTGGAGACGGCGGTCATTCGCCCGCGGGCGCGGGTGATTCCGATGACCCGGCCGATTCACCGCATCCCGGTGCTCCGGGACACGACCCACGCTTCGACCGTTTACGGCGGCGTGTGGGCCTACTACGTGGCCGAGTCGGGCAGCGTCACACAGACGGAGCCGACCTTCGCGCAGGCGGTCCTGGAGGCCAAGAAGCTGCTCGGCGGCACCCGGGTGTCCAGCGAGGAGATGGTGGACTCAGCCATCGCGCTGGAGGCCCTGCTTACGTCGATGTTCGCGGATGCCATCGCGTACGTGGAAGACAACGCCTTCATCAACGGCATCGGTGGCGCTCAGCCGGTCGGCATCCTGAACGCGGATGCGTTGGTATCGGTGGCAAAGGAAACCGGCCAGTCGGCCACGACCTTCGTGACCGAGAACGTCGTGAAGATGTTCAGCCGGATGCTGCCTTCTAGCCTGAACCGGGCCGTGTGGCTA